TGCCGTTACACTACTTGAGAATGTAGCAGCACCAGTAGATGATATTGATAATCTATCGGAACTTGCAGTATAATCTCTAATATTAAAGTTTCCGTTTACATTTTGTAAAGCATATATTCTTGCGTGTGTTGAATTTGTATTGTTTAAAATAAGACCAATGTTTACAGTTGACTGATTACCAATTAAATTAAGAATATTAACATCAGTAATAGTAGTTCCACCAATTGAAACATTACCTCCATTTGGTTGTAAAGCTAAAGGAGTAAATCCTGTTCCTTGCCATACTGATTGCAATTCACTTCTACCACTTGTTGCATCTATGCCGATTAAAAATTGTTTTCCTGTTGTACCCGATTGCTCCCCAAGTCTTACAATAGTTCCTGTTGCTACAACTTGTAAAGGCGATAATGCAGCCGCAGTACTATTAATAGTTACATTTCCATTTAACGTAGCACTTGTTGCACTTAAACTACTTGCAACTTGTAAAGCACCTGCACTTGTCAATGTCATTTTTACACCACCATTACCCCATAATACTGAACCTGTTGAACCATAAACAAAAGTTAAAGGAGTTGAACCTGTTGAATATCTACCAAAATAATCAGCATAAACACCACCTTCTTGATTTGTTACAAAAATATTAGATTGACCTGTTATATCATTTGTAAATGTCTTTACACCTGTTATTGTTTGATTAGTTGCTATAGTAACATAATCGCTTAAAGCACTTCCGTAGTTAGGAATGTTTAAAGTTGAACCAACTAAAGTAGCTGCTCCACTTGTTCCTGTTGTGGTTAAAGTTATTGCGTTTTGTTTTCCGTTAAAAGTAGTCCAATCTGTACTTGATAATAAACCATTTTGTGAACCACTTGCAGTTGCAATAGCTAACGTAATTGTTCCACTTGTGGTGATAGGACTTGAACCAATAGTTACTCCACTTGTTGCAGAAGATAACCCTACACTTGTAACTGTTCCTCCTGTTAATTGACTTGTCAATGCTAAAGTACCTGTTGCACTTGGTAAAGTATAAGTATAAGTTCCGTTACCAATAGTAGAATTAAAATTTACATTAGATTGGAAATAAAAATTACTTGCATAAAAAGATAAAGGAGTATATGCTGAACCAGCAGTATTTTGTGCGATTATTCTTGCACCTGTTGCTGGATTAAAAAAAGGAACAAATAATAAATCTCCTGTTGAACTTTTTAATTGTATTGCTTTTCCTTCATCATAAGTTGTAAAAATAGCTACGTTATCTGTACTTGCGCTACCTGCTATTAATTTATTAGCAGTTAAACTATATACACCTAAATCCACATTTGCATTTGCTCCTGTATAAGGAACTTTGTTATTAAACGTAGTCCAATCCGTTGAACTTAACTTACCTGTATTTGTAGCCGAAGCAACAGGTAGGTTAAAAGTATGCGTATCCCCACTTGAAACGATAGCAAAGTTTGTTCCGCTTGTTCCTGTTGTTATAAATTGTGATTGGTCAGTTAAGTTATTCAAAGAAACCATCCCCTTAGATAAAGTAGTAACTACTTGACACAAATGTCCATTCTCGGTATGTAAAGTAACTGTTCTACCACTTACGTTTACATAGATTCTAATTGCTAATCTATCCGTCAAAGCTAAAGTAGCAGTAGCCACAGGAATAGCAAAATAGTAAGGTGCTATCGTAGTTCCTTGAGTAATATACTCTGGAACTCCTACGCTTGAACCTAATAAGGTAAAAGTTGTACCATCGTACTTATAAAGTTCAGCATAGAAAAAAGGATTACCTGTGTTGTTGTTTACGCTAAAATAAAACTCACAATTAAAGTTACCGCCAGGAATCAATACAACATCAGGGTCATTAACATCTGTAATGTAATTCGCTACATAACCATTAGCCGATATAGCAATGTCAGTTCCAGTTCCTATGATTGGTTCTTTGCTTAACTCTCTATAAGCAACCCCTCCTATTGTACCTTGTGAAACACTTGAATTAAGATAGTAACTAACCGAACTTCCGCCACCACTTGATGTTGGGAAATCCGCTAACGTACCATCCCCTCGTACATATTGTGAAGCAGCACCATCTAAAGCGGTTATTACACCACTATTAGCCACTACTGGACCTTGTATATCCCTAATTTTTGCTTCGCCTGTAACTTGTAATTGACTCATAATATTTTATTGAAATAATCCACGAATATACTCCCCAGCTTCTAAAGGTCTACCAAAAGTAAGAACCCCAGTTGCCGATACAAACTTAACATCATCACCTGTTGGAGTTCCTGTTGTTAAAATGTTTTGCGCATCCACACCACCTCTTGAAACGTACAAACAAGCATAACCGATTGTGTCCGCAAAAGTAATTGATGTTTCGCCACCACTTGCCGTGTAACCTTTTGTCTTAACAGGATTTGAACCTACTATAATCACACCACTTGGGTCAACCTCCGTTCCTGTTGTATTGTATGCACCTGTACCTTGTAGGCTAATATTGTAAGTAGCCACATCCTTTTGTGGTGCGTTTATTGCTAAACTTGATATATTACAAGTTCCGTTAATAATAGTCAAACCATCAACTCCGTTATCCACCACAAACTTAATCTCTATTGGTTCTCTTGCTAACTGCTTTTCAAGCATAAACAAATAAGAAAAACCAGTCAAAGTAATCAACCCATCACAAGTTACATTCCAAGTAGCCACATCATTTTTATATTCTCTAAACCAAGCACTTGATTGGCTTGTTACCTCTTTTTGGTCTACGCTTACATTAAACGTACAATTTGTACTACACGCAAAAGCGACATCAACCTCTGGGTCAACATCTGTTCTATGCCAATAAAGCATTACGTTATTTCCTATTACTGCTGCCATATTACAAATTTACGCATTATTAAAATATCTTTTTGGAGTTTCTATGGTAACATCTCCAATGTAATCAACAGTAGCAGTTGAAGCATTATCAACCATTGTAATCTCTAAAAGTTGTATTTGACTTGTTTCATCCATATAAGGATTTGATGTAAGCCTATTTATTAAAAACTTCTTACCATTATAAGACAAAGCATTTGTGCTTGAATCTTGTATTGTATATGTTTTATCAAGATAAATAAATCCATTTGTTCCAGATATTGCTCCCAAATCGCCTTCTAAAGTAGCTATATTCTTATTTAATAAGTTTGAATATTGGCGCATAACTAATTCAGCCAACATACCAAAATCTTCTGGAGGATATCCGTATCTATACCAATCCCTCCAAATAACACCTTCTTCATCAAATAATAAACCTACATTATTTTGTATTGGTGATGCACCTTGAAATGGATAAATCGCACTATAAGGAATATCTATATCTGTTGCTATTTGTGATGTTGCACCAATATTTCTTGTTAATACAACTTGTTTAATTGATGCATCGTTTTGTGTTAATTTAACGTTCTTAATATATCCACCTGTTGCTCCATTTGCTGCTTCAAACTTCACTCCTATTAAACCTTCAATAACTAAACTTAAATCTTGTGAATAACCCATTGGTATATCAATAGTGTTATTAACATAAGTATTAAATGTAGTATATGTAACATCCCTAAAATGTACTGAAGTTGACCAAATATCATTATCTCTTAAATAATAAGTTACACCACCAATGAAAGCAGTTATATAAACTCTTATTTTATCTCCAGCATTTGCACCTTGTAATTCAAAAGACAAAGTTGCACTTGTACCATACATTTTTGGCAAATATTCATAAGCAGTAGGTAGTGCAAAATAGTTTTGTATATAAGCATTTGTGCTACCACCTAAATAAAAAACTTCATATCTATTTGATTGGTCTTCATTTAATATAACCAAAGTTGCTCTTGATGGCGCAACTTCAAACTCACTCCATCCATTTGCCCTTAATGAAGCACCTGAACCAGTAGTAAATTTAAAAGTTCCATTATAAATATAATTGTTAGCATATTCATACGGCAAGGTTGCTTCAATAGTTGGATAACCTTTTCTAACAATTTTGGTTTGACTATTATTTACAAAATGAACATTACCATCTTGATAAGGTTGAATGTTTATTGTATTTGTTAATGTACCATTACCACTTACACTTGGCGCATCTTCAACAACATATCTTGTATAATATATTGTGTCAGCTTGTTGATTCATTGGCAAAATATACCAATCTCCATTTGCTTGGAATAATCTACAACCAAAAGTCTTAATTATATTCTCTAAAATTGTATAATAATCTAATTGATAAAAATCCCTTTTATATTGATAAGTTTGACTAAATGGCTCATCCCCACCAGCATCACCTCTGTCAAACATTCCATCTGCATAGTAAGAGCAACAAGCATAAATAAATATCATATCTTCAAATGGCAATGCATTTAAGCAAGTACCTATGATATCAATTAATTTAATTAATGAATTTACATTTACATCACCATCATAATATATGTATCTTAAAAACGAAAGTCCATCAATACAAGCCATACTTACTTCTTGGTTTCCTGTTGTAAATGGAACTTGTATATAATCGTTAAGTAAAAAACCTCTCCATTTAATTACATTATCAATAACTAATTCAACGTAATACTTTGTTTCATCAAAATTTAACAAGTCAGGGAAATTATCGTAATCATCTTGGTCAGATATAATAAAAGACACATTTAATTGTGAAGATATTATTGAAGCAATTGGGTCTTCATTTGTAGCATTTGGCACTAAAGTAACATTAGTACCTATATATGGAGTAACTGTTGCACCAACATAGCTTTTTTCGTATATCTTAACTATTAATGATGTTTCATTTCTTAACTCTTGCGTTATTGTATATCTTAATCCGTATGCCATTATGCTAAACTAATGTTTTGTCCTTTAAGATTAGATGCCTTCTGCGCTCTATTTGTAGCTAATAATAAATCTTGTCATCTAAGAACATATGCACCACCACCATTACCAGCTG